GCGGTGATCTTTTTCGTCTCCGTTGCGCTCGTGTCCACAATCGGGAGCACGTCCGTTGATGCGGCTACGTCTCCTTGGGCGAGCGATGTCAGTGCACTAATTTTCTTGTCTGGCATTCTGCTATCTCCATCCGTTCATCCACCCGCCGCGAGAAGGCACGGGGCGACGTTGTGGTTTTTGCGGTTGTACTGTGACTTGCGTTTCGGTAACTGGTTCGACCTTGCGGTTCGGCAATATCATCGGCCCGTTGCGCCCTATGAACGCTGCGTAGGCGTAGACCAAGCAGTCGAGGGCTTCCGTGCGACTGCCCGAGGAGCGCGGCTTATAAGACCGCACGCGCCGCCCCTGCACCATGCGATAGATCAATGTCTCGGCGGTCAATTGGTCAAAATAGACCTCATCGACCGAGACGGGAAAGTGAATGTATCCCGCCCCCGGTTGGTGCACGCGCTTCATGCGCCCGTACAGCACATCTTTTGCTGTATCAACACCGACTATAAAAACCTGCGCCGAGGTTTTCCCTGCCCGTCCCGCTGACTTCGGCCAGATCAACCGACCGAAGCCACCGGCTCCCTTGATCGCCCACACGCGCCGCGCTTTGCGTTTAGCGCAGTAGGCATAGACTTGTTGCGTGAAGTGTCCGCCAGAGTCGATGGCCTGGGCCTCGATCAGTAGCAGTCGTCCGTCTTCAGTCTCGCGTTTGCGAGCCATGTATCCGTCAAGGTCGTGCCACAGCGAATCGCTGCCGGGATCGCCGCGCAGCACGCCGTGCTCGACAATCCATGTCTCCTCGTCCTTGCCGAAGCCGACGATAGTTACCTCTAGCCGGTCGTCCTGTACGTCCACGCCAGCCGTGAGCATGAGCACCTGTTGTGGGATGCTCTGTGCGGTGTACGGTTCGCGTCGCTGCGCGAGTCCTACCGTCTCCACCTGTTCGCCGCGTTCCTCGTAGGTTTCCCCAAGTGCCGTGTTTATCCACGTTTGCAGCGTTTCGGGAAACCTTTTCGCTTGAATGAACGCGACCGCCATCTCCGCCCATGTAGACCACGGAGAGTACAACTCGCTTATGTGGAACGATGCGATACCCGAGAATGGCTTGCTCCCGCGCCACTCGCCAGCCTGTAACATCTCCGCCTTGTCCGCCTCGGTCAGCATCGCGCCGCACGCCACACAGACGTACTCGGCTAACTCTGGCTGGCCCTCGGGCCATTTAACCTGTGCCCACACGAGCCGCTGGAACTCGCCGCAGTGCGGGCATGGCACATAATAGAACCGCTGATCGCCCGACTCAAAACCGGCCTCGATGCGGCTCGATCCTTTGATGGTCGGGGTCGATCCTGCCAAGACTTTGCGACTCCAAAACGTAGCCGTTCGCTTACGGCCCAGCGAGATCGGATCGCCCTCTGTGCCCGCGCTCGATGGGTATCTGTCCACCTCATCGAATAGCACGATCCGAATCGGCCGCGAGGCTAGGCCCGATGGGCTGTTCGCTCCGGCCACCGTCAGATGCCCGCCGGTGAACTTCTTGTGCAGCAGCGTGTTGCCGCTGTCGCGTGCCTTGGGGTCTGCGATCCGCTCGGCCAGTGCTGGCGTGTCCCGCACCATCGGTGCGAATCTGTCTTTGCTCCACGACTCGGCCATCTCTAGCGTCGGCTGCACGAGCAGCATCGGCGCAGGGTCTTGGTGAACGTGATACCCGATCACGTTGTTGAGGATCTCCGTCCAGCCTACCTGTGCGGATTTCTGAATCCAGACCTCTTTGACCGTTTCATCCGTAACGGCATCCATAACGCCGCGTTGGTACGGTGCTCGAGATGTTCGCCATACGCCGGGTTCGGCTGCGCTCTCACTCGATAGTTTCCGGTATCGATTCGCCCATTCCGAAATCGTCAGTTTCGGTGGCGGGTTCCACGTTCTCGCCGCTCGGCTCAATGCTTTCGATACGCTCGACGTGAGAGGTATCCTGTGCGAGTTCGACGAGAGCGTTGTCGACTTCCTCGCGGATACGTCCTGCGATGATGTTTGCATTCGTTTGGTTCACCAACTGCGGGGCGAGTTTCGTCGGCATCGCCAGCAGTTTCGCTTTAGCACTCGATATATGGTCGGCCCAAGTATTTACCACGTCATCGAGGTACACCAGTTCGCCTCGGCTGATCGCGTTCTCGATAGCAAGTTTGTCGCCTTGCTCTCGCGCCAACCGAGTCTTTTCGGCCAATAGGTCGGGCGTATCTGGGTTGACGTTCGGCCCGCGCTTTTCCAGCGCAGCCTGTAGATATCGGATATACCACGCCATGCAGGGGCCGAGTTCGTATTGACCGCGGCCTACTGTCGGCATCCCCTCTGCCTTTAATTGCTGCACGCGACGCGGTGTGAGGTTTAGCGCCTTTGCTACAGCGTGAACATCTACGCTCATGAGTGGAGCGTGTGGGTCGGTACTGCCCCGCCGCTATCAGAGGGGAACTCTGAAGGAGCCTTTGTCACACGCTTTGGATATGGCTTTGCAAGGTGTTGGATCTTAATTCTAATTTCTTCAGTAAGCGGCATCAAATATCTGTGTTTTCCAGGAACTTCAATTGCTTTTGCATTTACATCAATTTGTTTTGCGCCATTTAAATTTTGCACCAACCCCTTTGCGCCTATTGATCGTGGATGAGTCAACTTTCCGTGGATAAGATAAAATTTAGCAGGCGATCCGGCTCCGGTATATACCCAGTTGTTTGCTTGATATATTCCGCCATGATGACCTTGAGACTGATCAGCAAATGAAACTATAAGTTTTAAATTTGAATTTGATCGTTTTAAAAACTTTACTGCAAACGCCATAATTTTTGAAACAGGGTAAAAGTGATTTGTCAAAGCAACCCTTACCAGTTCAACGCATTCGTCTTGATTTAAGTTATATGGCTTCCCTAAATTTGGCGTGGCGCCACGGCCAAAAACAACAACGCCAATAAACTTGTTATTTTCCCATGCTCCGACTTTAACTAACTTGCCGACTGGCAAACACTTGCTATAGTGCCAATTCTCGCAAGCGTATTTTGCCGCCTCGTGAGTAGCCCAGTCGATCTTAAGATTAGGCTTTTCTTGCATCGAACTTTGTTTGGCAGTTAGGACAGCAAACCCACTTCGGGTCTAGTTCGTCGAGTTTTCCTTGATCGTCTTCGGTTCCCGGCGAGAAGTCGGGCGGGAACATAATCCGGCTTAACTCATCGCCATCAAACCCTGTCAGTGCGACGTCGAAGTCTTTTGATTCGATGTCGTGCAACTCAACTTGTAGTAGTTCGTTATCCCACTCGGCTTCCTCGCCGACTCGGTTGTCGGCGATTCGATAAGCCTTGATCTGTGCGGAAGTCAGCCCTTCCGCGATGTGGACGGGAACTTGCGTGAGGCTTAACTTTTTCGCCGCAAGCAATCTAGTGTGGCCGACGATGACCGTCAGATTTTCGTCCGTAACTATGGGTTGTCGAAAACCGAACTCGCGTAAAGACGCGGCAACCTTATCGACCGCAGCTGCGTTTTTGCGCGGATTCCTCGCATACGGGATCACGCGCTCGACGTCGACCATTTGGATTTTCACGGTGAAACGAAATCCGTTTGTAAATTGCTGTCGCTAGGAAAACATCGGGGTCCGAATTACCCCCAGATGCGATACCCCTGGGAGGACCCGCGAGGTGTGCATAACTTGTGCATAACTCATCGCTTGGTCGCATCGGCCAGCCGGAAGCCAGCCTCGAAGTTTGCGATCAGCCTCGCGGCCACCGTGTCGCTCACGATGCGGTTGAAGTTAAGCCGCTGCTTGTAAACCGGCGCATTGCTTACATAGATGAACACGGGCCGCACCTTGCTGCCAGACCCAGTGCTCACCCGTTCATAGATCCCGGGCTTTAGGTGCCGATTCTTCTCACGCTTTGGGTACACGTTGAACATCGGATATGCCACTCGCTTCTTCGCTTTGCGAGGTGCGCCTGGTGTTTGCTGTCGGCGTTGCTCTTTGCGCTTGGACTCCTCCCGCTTCTTTATCGGGCTTGAGTCACTAGGTTTCGGAGTCTTGCGCCGTGTCTTTCGTGTCTTGTTCGCTCGCTGGAACTCATCGCCTATTTGCAGTTGCGATAGCACGCGAGTGTAGTAACCCGCTGGCACATTGCCGAATGCGTCCTTCGGTGCGAAGTTCGTCGGGATGGCGAAGTATCCGGGCGGCATCACGCCTTGATTAATCAACAGCCGCTCGAATGCTTTAGGTCTGCGTGGCCCACCCTGTACCTGTGCTCGCAGATACTGGTCTGCTGTGCCCTTCTTGGTGTTGGGTGACTCGCCGAAGTATCCGTCCTTCAGTTTAACGATGGCCGTTAAGTCGCGCTTCGTCGCGGGCTTTACATAGGTGCCGTTCAGTGTGTACGGCTTTGGCCTGTCGAACACCCGCTGCATCGTGTCGACGATGTTCTTCTGCGCTTGCTTGGCGGTCTGCGTCAGCGCGTATGCGGTAGCGAATGGGATCTGATCCTTTCGCAGCCCGGTGAGGTAGCGTTCGGC